ATCTTCAACGCACCATCCACGATGCGGCACGCTCGCCACATTGGCAACGAAAGCACGTTGGGCTGGCTAAAAACTCTCCATTGCGTCATTTCGCTTCTCCTTTCATCCCGCCAGCACCATCGCCGCAAAGAGCAGCCACGCGAAGCACACGATGTACGTCCAGCCATAGTCGCTGATATACGCCAAAGGATTCCAGATCGTCCTCATGAAATCGCCCCCTTGTTCATCTGATCTGCCACCACCTGCGCCGTTTCCTTCTCGACGAACCACCTGCCCAGCTCCTCACGGTTGCCGCTGTGATCGACCGCATCCATGTCCTTCAAGCGATAGCAGGAATAGAGCATCTCTCCCGCGATCAAGTTACTCGTCACGCGCCACTCGCTCATCATATTGCCATCTTCTCCTTCCTTCGTGCTTCAATCTCGACCTGCTTCCAGTTCTTCAGATAAGCGTCCACGCCGAACCAGCGTGGCATCTCAAGCGCCCGCGCCTGTTTTGCTTCCATGCGGCATCCCGGGCTGTCTTGCCATTTTCCGCAGAGCACGATGCCGTCGCAAGATGCCAGCTCCGCAAGGCAATGATTCATCACCTCGACATACGACAATGCCTTGAACTGTTCCGTCAGCCTGCCGACGGGGTTGAAAAACGCTGCGTTCGGCGTTATCTTACGCAGCAGTTCCTCTGCCCGCATCGCACGCTCGCGATTCTTCTCCTCGTCCCCCGTGTACGGGTGCGCGATGTAGATTCTCATGCTGCTTCACTCCTGTCAAAGATCATGCTCTCCACTGTGCCATCCTCGTACTGGACATAAATCATGGCGATATCGCCATGCCGCCAGCCAACCATGCGGCGGATTCCCTTGCCTGTCATAATACATCTCATCCCTACAACCTCATCTTCCTCGGCCTGCCACGCTTCGGCACAGCCGCCATCTCCCTCGCGTGCGCGACGATCGCCTCCGCCCGCTTGAGGTCGCGGTGCGACAACGCCGCATCGCGAAGCCAATCGAGGAGCGGCAGCCGCGCCACCTTGATGCTTCTCCCGATTCTAAATGCTGGGAAATCTCCTACGTTATTCAGTGCGGCGAACGTCAGGGCGCGTACCGTATCGCGCCCGAAGCCTGTCAATGCGATTGTCTCCTCGACGCTCAGCGCGGCTTTCTCCCAAACGGGAATCGTCGCAACATCTGCCATTCTCTTATTGCCTCCTCTATGCCGACTTCACACCATTCAAATAATCGCGGCTTGCCTTGCTGAAAATCCACAACAGACGCTCATTCGCCGTGACTTCATCCACCGTCAAATTCAACGCCTCAAGTGCATCCTCAGAATCAAGTGTGATGCAGTATTCATGGTTGGCGAGTTCGCAGAACATCGCATCATACAAGAACGCATCGTCTTTGTACGCTTCCTTGAGTTCGTCATCAAAACGGCGCATCATCTCGTGCAATTTTCCAGCATCTGCCTTGCGATAGAACACACCGCCGACACCGCGATACAGCTCCGATTCGTCCGTCACTCCGAGCTTACGCATTCCATCCGCAAACTGCTCGTTGCTGAATGCCGCGAAGAACGGAAACTCGCTGAACTCCTTCTGCTGCCGTTTCTTCAGTGCTTGGTACATCTCTTTCATTTCACTGCAACCCCTTCAGTTCTGAATACGACTTCGCGCCCTGCGTTTGCCTTGACCAGTCGCTCTTTCATCTCGGACAACATGATGTTGTTGTCCAATGCGGCCTGCAAGACATCGACTTGTTTCTTGCCGTCGATGTACGCCCACACCGTCTTCTTTTTCATCTTCTCAACACCTACACTTTCACAACATCCATAAGGCGGATTATTTGACTGTAAGCCCTGAAATAATACAGGTTATCACGGTTCCATCGAAGCGGCGACGAATGTATTTTCCCCTTTCCTATACACCTCACCCGCCACTTAATACGCCGTTTCTCTTGGTCAATAGATATGATCTCCGTATGCGTCGCCTCATGGATTCCAACCGGCTTACCCTGCATACTCCTCACCATCCATCTTGGGAACGCGAACCTTTTTGACGCGATGAGGCACGCTTGGTTCATTCTCGTCGTAGCAGCGCTTTTGTGCATAAGCCTCTTGTTTGCTATCTTCTGACAGAAGCGTCTCCCATCCACACCCATACCAGCCTTGCAATTCATACTCGTCTACAGTCTTTCTTATATATGCCATCCGATCACCTCCCATGCTTCTTTTTGAATATCTCCAACTCATACCCCACTGCCGAAATCGCCTTGATGGCTTCCAGCAGCTCTTCCATTGCCGGAATCTCGTCCGGCGTGAGCTTGCCGTCTGCCGCGATTGCGAGCAGCGACTTATCCGCACCCTTGATTCCCTCAAGCGCGTTCAGAAACTTGATAGTCAAACGGTCAAGCTCACGCAGCTCCGCTTTGGGCACCATCTTCTGACCGATAGGACAGGCGCTCGTGCAGTAGAAGTTCATCAGCTCTGGCGCATGATACGCATCCGCCATGAGCATAACCTCTTCGGGGTACGGGTTCAGCGTGCCAACCTCGATGCGCTGCAACCGTTTCCGGTCGATGCCTGCCTCCTCGCTCGCCCCCTCGCGGCTGCTTAGGTGCTCGTTCGTTTTTGCGGCTTCCGTGCGGGCTAAATAATACCTATTCGCCGCCGTGGATGCCGCTATTCTGGTCATTTTCTACATCGCCTCCTTGATGTATGATGAATGAAATTATCAGGGATCAATAACGCTATCCGTTAGTTTATCATCTAAAAAAATAGCGCTATCAACGCCCAGCACATCACCTATTCGCTTCATGCGTTCAACATCAAGACGAACACTGCCATTTTCTAAATAGCGATAACCTTGCAGGCTCATACCTAGTGATTTTGCCAAGTGCGTTTTTGTCACTCCCATAGCACGTCGAACGCGTTCAATATTTTGGTTCACCGTCACTACGTCACCCCCCTTTTTTCTTATAACGGATTTCGTTATATTTATTATATAAACGAAATCCGTTAGTGTCAAGGAGTTATTTTAAAAATATCTCAAATTGCGTTAGTTTTATAACTAATCTCGTTATTTATGCTATAATAATGTAAATTTTGAACAGAGGTGCTACCATGGACATCAGCGAACGAATAAAATTTTACCGAAAGGAGAATGGATTCACGCAGAAAGAACTCGGTACTCGAATCAATAAATCAGCACAGGTAATATCAAACTGGGAACGAGGGTACACCGTCTCCATCAACCAAGATGACATTCTAAATTTAGCCAAGATTTTTGGTGTTCCTGTAGAAAAACTGGTCGATAAAAACTCTTCTCTATTTGAATCTTCGCGGCAATCTTCATCCCATAGCCTTCCCTATCTCACACCCAAAGACGAGCGGCAGATCGCAAAAGATTTGGAGAACATCGTCGATTCGCTCAACGGCGCCGCAGCAATGAGTGACGACCCGGAAGACGAGGAAGATCGCGAGATGCTGAAAGCCGCACTTTTGCAAGCCATGACACTCTCAAAGCGGATCGCCAAAAAGAAGTTCACACCGAAGAAATACCGCCGAGAGGGTTAAGCCATGAATCCGCGACAAGTTGCCATTGAGACTGCGGCTCGCTACGACACGAACAATCCTTTTGAGATTGCCCGTGAGCGCAACATCAGGATTTTACATCAGCCGCTAAAAACGACCCTCGGCTTTTATGTGCGGTATCGTCGAATCCAGAACATCATCCTGAATGATGCTCTATCAGAAGGAATGCAACGCTTCGTCTGTGCCCATGAACTCGGTCACTCCATCCTGCACGCCGATCTCAATGTGCCAAAACTCACGAGCTACACGCTATTTTCGCGTGACAAATTCGAGCTGCAAGCGAACACTTTTGCCGTCGAATTGCTGATGCCAGATGCTCTACTGTGCGAATATCCTGAATGCAGCATACAACAGCTTGCAAATTCTGTTGGTGTGCCGAAAGAATTTGCAGAGCTAAAATGCTGCCAAACAAGGAGATGGTGAATTTACAATGCCGGAGAAGACATCTGTCATAATCGAAGCTTGCAATGCCATCATGAGCGGTTCTATTGAGGATGGACGAAAGATAATCGTAGCAAAATATCCATTTTGTGCTATAAAGCAAAAACGAAAGACGATTCCCAAAAGCACCGCATTACGCATTTTCATCCGTGACGGTTTCATTGATCGATACTCAGGCACGGCACTCGTATTTCCTGGAACATTGCGTATCGTTTCCGAACTGATGCCCGACGTGTTTCCTTATCATCCGCATGGAAGATTGGATTTATGTCATCCTGCATGGTGGTATCTTTTCCCAAGCATCGACCATATCGTCCCCCTCGCTTTTGGTGGTACCAATGACAATTCAAATCTCATTACCACATCAAATCTGCTCAATATGACAAAGAAAAATGCTCTACTTGACGATTTGGGATGGACTATTCATCCAGCAGGAGATTTTTACAAATGGGATGGCTTGTTGTCTTGGTTCGTTCGCTATATTCAGCAAGATTCTGCCGTCCTCTCCTGTCCGTATATTGCAGACTGGTATAGGCACGTAGTGTCTTTAAGGGAATCAACTATTGACTAGGAGGACATTATGAAACCATCTGATTTCAAATTCCCATGGTATCTGAAAAGCTGGATTTTTATTGTCGTTGCGCTTTTATCTGCTTCTCAACCTGCCATCGCTCTTCTGATTATTCCACTCATCCTTTTGCGTGAAAGCAAGGGAGAGAAACATCTTGCGCAAGCGGAAGAATTTAACCGTCAAGAACTACTGCGCATCCACGACACAGAAAAATCCATCATAGAGAACGCACAAGCGCAGGCAGAAGAATTGACGCGCAACTCCCAACAGCAGCTGAACTACCTAACGCAGCAAATAAACTATACAAATGCCGAAATAGAAAAGAAAGCCTTCTACATCGCCGAGGTCGACCGAATCAAGGCGGAAATCGACAAACTCGAAAAGAAATTCGCCAGCAAACAAACCAAGATGGACCGCTTGATGTCCGTCTATAAGAGTGTCGACACTTCGCTCAAAACCTACTTCAAAAATCAGCCTCGCGACGATTCCTACATCCTGCCTTTGGAACTCATCATAGAAATCAAAACCCTTGCCCCTGCCGTGATTCTGCGCCTGCGCAACATGGAGTACCAAGACCTGCGGAAGGCATTTCGGGCAAATGATAAGACTATTGACGAAACCCTCGCCCGCTACGAAGACCGCTACACGACAAAGACGAATCGCGCCATCTATCAACTCATGGTGCTTGCCCTGCGTGCAGAGCTGCAAAACATCCTCTACACGCTCAAATATTCGAAGCGTGATGAAGCGATCGCCAAAGTCAAAGAGATGTCCATCAAGTATCTGAACATCGCCCAAGACGGCAATCGTAACATCTCCTCCACCCTCGTAAAATTCATCGGCGAAATCGAGCCACTTTTCATCGACGCCGTGAAAATCGAATACGAATACTATGTCAAGCGCGAAGCCGCTCGACAAGAGCAAGCAGAACTCCGCGCTCAAATGCGCGAAGAAGCCGAAGAGCGGAAACGCCTCGAAGAGCAGCAGAAGCAAATGGAGCAGGAAGAAGAGAAGTATGCCGGCGAGATCAAGAACATCCAGCGCCAGATTCAGTACACCGAAGACAAAGAACGCATTCGGCAGCTATCCATGCGGGTCGCCGAGCTTCAATCTCAAATGCGAACGTTGGAAAGTAAAAAAGAAGAGATTGTCCGTCTCCAAATGGGCAAAGCAGGCTATGTCTACATCATCAGCAATCTCGGCTCCTTCGGCGACGACGTATTCAAGATCGGCATGACGCGGCGCCTTGATCCGCAGGAGCGCGTAGATGAACTCGGCGGCACAAGCGTCCCGTTCAAATTCGACGTGCATAGCTTCATCTTCTCCCAAGATGCCGTGAAGCTCGAATCCTCCCTGCACGCCGCTCTAAGCGATGCTCGCTTAAACAAAGTCAACCTGCGCAAAGAATTTTTCAAAGTCTCGCTCGACGACATCGAAAAACTCGTCAACGAAATCGAGCCGAGCGCTCCGTTCAACCGGACGATGGTCGCCGAACAATATCATCAATCGCTCTCGATGCAAGATGAACAACAAGAAACGAGGACGCTGCACTGACGAAGAAAGGATGATCACTATTATGCTGAAAAAACAAATTATTTTGCTCATCTCTCTACTCTTGCTGGCTTTTTCCAGCACTGCGGCTGCGGCAAACTGGCAATGGGTTGCATCAGATGAAAATGTAGGTGTCTTTTTCGATACAGAAAGTTTGCGATTTGGTAAAATTGATAAACTTGGCATAGATAAAAATATCGTCTATGTCTGGTGGTATATGGCATTAGATGACGCCTTTTCTCAAAAGCAACCTTACAACGGAGAAATTGTAAAAAAAATAGTCAGATACGATAAGCTCAATCTCAACGAACAAACAATAACTGGATTAGAGGTTATTTTACGCGATACCGATGGATTCATCCTTGGTCAAAAAAATAATACCGGAACAGAACATATCGCCCCTGACTCAAGGGCGGCATTGATGTACAGCGCAGTCAAAGAATATGCCCGCATCCATGCCGAAGAAATAACCGAACGTTCCATAAAGTGAAAACTTGCAAAAATATAAAGGCATCCGACAAACACCTTGATCGCATAACTCTGTTTCCACCCGGTATAGTGCATTACTTGCATTCATGGTGTTGAAAGTAATCTGACACTTTTTTGATAAAAACGTAAGTAAAGTGACAAGTATAGCATATTTCCGCAAAGAGGAAGTCGATAAATCGGCGTAAAAACCGACGAAAAATAAAGACATCCGACAAACACCCTTATCACATCACAGTATCCACAACTAGGAAAAATCCGCGATTTTTTCCATATCGACAATGCAATGGGGAAAAATCCGCGATTTCTTCCCAGTTGCAAAGCCAACCTTTACAACTGAACATTTTGCCGTCGCCGACAAAATGCCAGACCATTCCGTGCACGTGCACGATATGATGCTCACAAAATAAAAAGCCGCCCGCCGTGCTACGAGCACGGTGAGCAGTAGGAATACTGGAGGTGATTATCATGCCGACAAAAAGAAAAGACGGGCGTTATCAAGCCAATGTTACACTCGAAAATCCTCTCACTGGGGAGAAAGTGAGGAGGTATATCTACGGCTACAGCCTAAAAGAGCTAGAAGCCGAAAGACAACGCCTACTCAAAGGGCACATCGCTGACTATCTCTGTGCCGAAACCTTCCATCATTTCGCTGCAGATTTCTTAGAAATGAAACGCCGAGAAGATAAACTGGAAGAATCCACGCTCGTATCATATCAAGGCTTCTTGTCTCGCCACATCCTCCCTAACATCCCGCAAGATATGCAAATCGCCAACATAAAGCCCGCCCTCTTAAAAGACCTTTTGGCAAAAATCACAGGCGATCGTACAAGGCAGGCGGTCTACATCCTGCTCAACTCCATTTTCAAGGCTGCCAAGTTTGAGCAACTGCTGGAAAATAATCCGATGGAGTTCATCCACAAGCCAAAACACAGAGCTACACCCGCCGCCATCGTGACGCCGGAGATATATCATAAACTCTTGGACGCGATACAAGGCACACAAGCCGAGCACCTCTTCAAATTCGCATGGGACACAGGACTGCGGCGCGGTGAGATTGTCGCCCTGCGCTGGTCGGACTTCGACATTGAGCGCGCCACCATAAATGTATCAAAGGCTCGCAAAATGGGCGCACAAGAATACGAGGGCTCCACCAAGAGCGCCTACGGTCTCCGAACCGTTACGCTTTCCGTCGCAGCTGCAAAAAATCTCATCGCATGGAAGAAGCAGCTGTCAAAAACTCTGCTTTCCAAAGGTGTTCGTCTCACAGAAGATGACTACATCTTCCGCTCCCATCGAAACATAAAGCATCCCATGAGTTTGACGGCTTTGACGCATTTGTTTGCGGGACTGAAAAAACAGCTGAGCCTCCCCGGGAACCTGCGCTTCCACTCTTTCCGGCATACGCATGCAACTCTTCTGGCAGAGCAAGAGATTAGTGCCAAAAAAATCCAAGTACGCCTAGGTCATGCTACAGCCGCTTTCACAATGGATCGCTACATACATAACACTGCAAAAATGCAAGATGGCATCTCGCAAACAATGGATGTAATTGCCAAAAAATACGGTCGCTGAAGCGGCATTTTCCAGACTGTGAGCTAAAAGGAAATTTATGGATGATGTCAAAAATGATGTCAAAAATAAAAAGCAAAGAAAAAAGGCTTCCAGGCAAATTGCTCGGAAGCCTTGATTTTACTGGCGGAGAGGGTGGGATTCGAACCCACGGTACATTGCTGCACACTTGATTTCGAGTCAAGCACCTTCGACCACTCGGACACCTCTCCTCAAAGGTACTTCGCTAGTGTATCATATCTCTTGCTGCTTGTAAAGGGTGCATTGCACATTTCTTGGCGATCAGCGCATTTGGAAACTGCCCGCTTGGCTGTTGCAATTAAGCAAGCTGTCCGAATTCCTTTGATATTCGAGCGCGCCGTGACAAATTTATCGTTTTGCACTATAATAATAGAAGAAACTGTGCAAGGTGCCGTTCGCTTTTTTGCGCATAGCGATTGTACAAATGTCCAATAAAGGGGAAACATCATGGATAAAGAACAATTTCTGCACGTCTACCGCCATTCGTTGGCACATGTGCTTGCAAAGGCTGTCATCGAAGTTTTCGGCAAGGAGACGCAGTACGCCATCGGGCCGGAGATCGCCGACGGCTTCTACTACGACTTTCTCTTGCCGCGTGCGGCGACGAACGACGACCTCAAGACCATCGAAGAGAAGATGAAGGAGATCTTGAAGCGCAAGGAAGATTGGAAGCGCGAGGAGATTTCCAAGAAGGACGCGCTCGCACTCTTTTCCGATCAGAAGTTCAAGGTCGAGCTCATCGAGGATCTGCCCGACGACGAGATCTTGACGACGTACCGCACGGGCGATGACTTCATCGACCTCTGCCGCGGACCGCACGTCGAGAATTCCGCCGCGCTGTTGTCTGCCGCATGGCAGCTTCGCTCGATGTCCGGCTCTTACTGGCGCGGCGACGAGAAGCGCGATCAGCTCACGCGCATCTATGCCTATGCTTTCCCGACGAAGGAGGAGCTGAAGGCGCACCTCGCTTTCATCAAGGATGCGCAGGAGCGCGACCACAAGAAGATCGGACCGCAGCTCGACCTCTTCATGTTTGACGAGACGGCGCCCGGTATGCCCTACTGGCTGCCGCGCGGCTGGAAGCTCTTCAACGCACTGTTGGAGTTCTGGCGCGGCATTCACGAGGCGCACGGCTATCAGGAAGTTTCCGCGCCCGTCATCAACAACAAGCGCCTCTGGGTCACGAGCGGTCATTGGGCGCATTACAAGGAAAATATGTTCCTGATTCCCGGTGCGGACGGCGATATCGAAGCGGACGACACGTTTGCGATCAAGCCGATGAACTGCCCGAACGCCATCAAGATCTACCAGCGCAAGACGCGCTCCTACCGCGATCTGCCGATTCGCTACAACACGGTCGACGTCATCCACCGCAAGGAGAAGTCGGGTGAGCTCAACGGTCTCTTCCGCGTGCAGCTCTTCCGTCAGGACGACGACCACACCTTCCTCATGGAAGACCAGATCGCCGCTGAGATGGGCGACATCATGGACATCGCCGACGAGATCTATTCGACGCTCGGCATGAGCTGTAAGGCGGAGCTTTCGACGCGCCCCGACGATTTTATGGGCGATATCGAGACATGGGATATCGCCGAGAAGGAGCTCAAGGCGATCCTCGACCGCAAGTACGGCGAGGGCAATTATGAGGTCAACGAGGGCGACGGCGCTTTCTACGGCCCGAAGATCGACCTCAAGATGAAGGACGCGCTCGGCCGCGAGTGGCAGGTCGGCACCTTGCAGCTCGATTTCCAGCTGCCGCAGAACTTCGACCTCAAGTACATCGCCAAGGACGGCAGCCACAAGCAGCCCGTCGTGCTGCACCGCGCGATCTTCGGCTCGATGGAGCGCTTCATCGGCGTCCTCATCGAGAACTTCAAGGGCGCGTTCCCCTTCTGGCTCAGCCCCGTGCAGGTCGGCATCGTGCCGATCCGCCCCGAGCACAACGACTACGCGAAGAAGGTCGCGCAAAAGCTCTTCAAGAGCCGCATCCGTTTCGAGGTCGATTATGCCGACAAGAACATGCGCGAGAAAATCAAGGGCTTCAAGCACTACAAGGATCCCTATATCCTCGTGCTCGGCGATAAGGAAGCTGCGGAAAACACCGTATCCATCAACGTGCGCGGTACGAACGAACAGCTCAAAGACGTGCCGCTCGATACGTTCATCGAGATGTGCCGTACGATGAACGAAGAGCGCAGTCTGGAACTTATGACGAAGGTTCCCGAGTGATAAACTTTCAGGATATATGTTCAGCCGTCATGCAAAGAGGCATGAGTTGCTTTTTCGCCCGCTTCCTGCACAGCTTTATCAAGGTGGCACGCTGAAATATGTCCTCACGCCTTACAGAAGCCCAGCCAATCGGTCTCTGCCTTTGGTTTGACCTCTTGGGGCTTTACCGTAATGTTTGGTCTATCATAAGCAAAGGCTTCCGAGCTTGTCGCTCGGAAGCCTTTTTGACTGAGGTTTTATCATCCCATATTGGCAAAGCGTTCGACTGCTTTGGTGAAGCTCTCTACGGTCTTTTCCGCGTCGCCGTGCGCGATGCCGTCTTTGACACAGTGCTGGATATGTCCTTCGAGAACGACTTGACCGCATTTGTGCAGAGCGGCTTTTGCGGCATTGATTTGCGAGAGAAGGTCTTCACACGGGATGTCCTTCTCGATCATGCGGTCGATGGCCTCGACTTGTCCGCGAATTTTCCGCAGTCTGCGGTGCAGGTTCTTCATGTCCATACATTGACGCATCGGAATCCCTCCTCAATGCTTGTAGCCCGTATTGCGATCCACGAGATTTTCGAGCGATACGCCATGCAGGAAAGCGCTGAGATTTCTCGCGGCGATCTGCACGATCTTGTCCTGTGTTGCGCTCAAGTGATCGTCGCCGGAGATGTGCGGCGTGATGTAGACGTTCGGCGTGCGCCAAAGCGGGTGATCGGCAGGCAAAGGCTCGGGGTCGGTGACGTCGAGCGCCGCGCCTGCGAGACGTCCCGCCTGCACTGCTTCGATGAGGTCGTCGGTGACGACGGCGCTGCCGCGTCCGATGTTCAGGAAGTAGGCGCCTTTCTTCATCGCAGCGAATCGCTCTTTGCAGAAAAGCCCTGTCGTCTCGCTCGTCCCCGGTAAGACGGACACGACGACGTCGGCACGTGCAAGGAGTGCGGGAAGCTCTGCCATCGTGCCAAGCTCGTCGATGCCGACAGGCTTCGCTCCGGCGCGGCGGCGCACACCGATGACGTAAGCGCCGAGCGCTTTGACGCGACGGGCGAACGCGCGTCCGATGTCGCCGATGCCAAGAATCAGCACGGTCGCATCCTCGATCGAGGCGACGGCGCCCTCATCGCGCCAAAGCCCCGCTTTTTGGTTGTCATAATAGGGATAGAGCTTCTTCATCATCGCAAGAAGCTGTGCGAGAAGATGCTCAGAGAGCGCAAGACCATAAGCGCCCGTCGCATTCGTCAAGAGGACGTCATCCTTCAACAACCCGTCTTTACAGTAGATGTCCGCCCCAGCCGTGTTGAGCTGCAGCCAGCGCAGTTTCTTTGCCGCAGGCAAAAGTTCTGTCGGCACGTTGCCAATGATGGCATCGACGTCGGCGAGGTCGCTTTCTGTCACCTGATCGGTGGGAAGGAAGCGAAGCTCAGCGTCTGCCGCGCTCTTTTGCAGCCACTTTTTATGATGATTTTTTACTTTTAGGACAACGAGAATTTTCATAGCAGTCTCCTTTGCCGCAGTTCAACGGGTATGCTTAGAAAGCACGGAATACATCCGTGCTTTCTTTATTATATCATATACTGTAAAGGAATCGCTGATAAAATGAAGCCCGTCGGATTCTGGCGGCGCGGTGCAGCGATGCGATGCCGTCTACAGGCGGCGCACGAAGAGCGCACGCAGGGCATTCAGGACGGCGAGCACCATGACGCCGACGTCGGCGAAGATGGCGAACCACATGTTTGCGATGCCGACGGCGCCGAGCACGAGGCACAGGAGTTTGATGCCGATGGCAAAGACGATGTTCTGATGCACGATCGTCATGCACTTTCTGGCGATGCGAATCGCTTTCGGCAGCTTCTGGGGATCGTCGTCCATCAAGACGACATCGGCGGCTTCGATGGCAGCGTCGGAACCCATCGCGCCCATAGCGATGCCGATGTCGGCGCGGCTCAGGACGGGCGCGTCGTTGATGCCGTCGCCGACGAATGCGAGCTTCTTCGCCGACGATTTTTCATCCAACAGCCGCTCGACTTCCCGCACTTTGTCGGCAGGCAGAAGCTCGCTCTTGACCTCGTCGATGCCAAGAGCGGCTGCGACCTTTTCGGCAGCCGTACGCGCATCGCCCGTGAGCATGACCGTGCGCTTTACGCCCGCTTGGTGCAGACCTTCGATGGCGGCTTTCGATGTGGGCTTGACCGCGTCGGCGATGACGATGTGACCGGCATATTCGCCCGCGATCGCCATCTGTACGATCGTACCCGGGTGACTGCATGGACGGTACTCGATGCCGAGCCGTTCCATGAGTTTGCCGTTGCCGGCGGCGACTTCGATGCCGTCGACCTTTGCCGTCACGCCAAAGCCGCTGAGTTCTTGCATGTCCGTGACGCGCGAACGGTCGATTTCCTTGCCGTAAGCCTCTTTAAGACTGCGGCTGATCGGATGCGAGGAAGCGCTTTCGGCAAGTGCGGCAAGCTCCAGAAGCCTTTTGTCTTCCATTGTGCCGTGGTGTACGGCATTGACCTCGAATACGCCGCGCGTCAGCGTGCCTGTCTTGTCAAAGACGACCGTATCGATCTCGGCAAGCATTTCGAGATAATTCGCTCCCTTGACGAGCACGCCTTCGCGGCTTGCGCCGCCGATGCCTGCAAAGAAGCTCAAGGGAACGCTGACGACGAGCGCACATGGGCAGCTCATGACGAGGAAAATCAAGGCGCGGTAGATCCAAATTCCCCAATCGGGTGAAAGATCGAGTGCAGCAAGGCGCACGATAGGCGGCACGATCGCGAGCAGAATCGCCGCTGCGACGACGATCGGCGTGTAAATGCGGGCAAAACGCGCGATGAATGTCTCCGAGCGCGACTTGCGTGAGCCGGCGTCCTCGACAAGTTCCAAGATCTTGGATGCCGTCGATTCGTCGAACTCCTTCGTCGTGCGAATCTTCAAGACGCCCGTGAGATTGATGCAGCCGCTGACGACCGTATGCCCCTTCTCCACATCGCGCGGCAGGCTCTCGCCCGTCAGCGCGCTTGTGTTGAGCGTCGATGCACCCTCGGTGATGATGCCGTCGAGCGGGATTTTCTCGCCCGGCTGCACGATGATCTCCGTGCCGATCTCGACCTCATCGGGATCGACGCGGCATAGCTTGCCGTTATCCTCCACATTGGCGTAGTCGGGGCGAATGTCCATAAGCTCGCCGATGT